CAGTGTTGGGCACATTGTGGCTTTCCATGACATCGAACCCGCCGATCCTGGTTATGATGCCGTTGAGCATGCCAGGCTGGGCGATCTGAGGAGCTGCGGCGGTGAGCTTCAGATCCTTTCTGATCATCCCGGCGAACCTGGGAGGCACGATCATCCATCGGCCCTCAAGAGGGACTTTGGAGTCAGACAGAGCTACACCACAATCTTCAATGAGATTGTAGATGTTGCTTGCATCTCCCTGTGTGAGGTTGGGCGTCTTGGGTGCGGCGTCTGTGCCTAATAGGTTGGCTGCGCTAGCATCGGTGTAGAGAGACCCTATGATGCTGTCAATAGCATCTCGGATAGAATATGCGGCTTCCTTGTTGTTCTCCGCCATGATATCGATCTTGGTCTGGGCCTGGTCCTTGTTGCTGACCTTGAAATTGAAATACTTGTCATAGTCAATGGTCATCTCCAGGGACGTATCCAGAACAGTGTCCGGATCGGCCATATCGTTGCCCTGGGTGTAGTCTTTGACCGTGACTGACCCTACGCCCACTATCCGAACACTCTTCGCAAACTGTACATCGCCCTCGTAGTTACGGTTGGTCACTCCGGGCTGACCGTACACGAGGGACTTTTCCAACTGATGTTGGACATCAGCGGCTATTACTTCAGGTTTCCAACTCTCAAATGCCATAAGAATTACACCTACTGAACCCGGCCCTCTGCGGTGGCCTGCTTGATTTCGGCCATGACCTCATCGGTCAGTTTCCCAGAAAGCCGGAGTTCCTTGATTTCGGATTGAGTCCAGACTTTGTTGTTGGGTTTCGCCTGGCTCTGGATGCCAGTCTGCCCAGCGCCCTGGGCGGCCTTTGGAGGCTCGACCTTGAGCCGGGCGGCAAGATCCGCAATTGAAGCGTCTATCTCTTCCTCCGTGCTGCCATTCACATACTTGGCATCGGTCGGAAGTAACCCGGCTGCTGTAAGCTTCTCGATTTTCGTCTGTTGGAGCTTCAGGCCGGTGAGTTCTTGATCTTTCGATTGCAGCAGAGCATCTTTCTCAACCAGAGATGCCTTTAGCTGTTCAAGCTCGGTCATCTGGCTTTTCTTCAGCTCTGCTAGCTCCTCCGAATCCTTTTTCAGGTCTGAGTAGTTTGCAAACTGTTTTTTCTGTCTAGCCAGCCGGTCCTCAACTATGGCGTTGACTTCAGACTGTGTAAGCATCTTTTCATTACCGCCTTCTGGTGCCGGAGGCGTACCGGCTGAATCAGTTTCGTCTGTCATGAGAAAACCTCCATTCCGGAGTAGAGATGATTAGAATTTACAGGATAGATGGATTCGCCCGGATTCGGGCTACTTCTTCGGCCAGCTCTGGGCTGTCAAGCGCAAGCCCCTGGCAGACGGATGCCGCCTTTTCTACCGACATGAAACCGCCTGCGACCGCAAGCGCACAGGTCTGAGTGGTCTCGTTTGGATCGTCCGGGATACCGTCCTGGAGATGAACATGGACGACGTCGGGCTCAAATGCCACCTGCCCGACCCCCAGAGCCGCATCGAGCTTAGATTTCAGGCTCAGCACGGCAGAAAGCGCCTTTGTGTAGTTAGAAGCGAGCCATCGGACTTTTGCTAACGTTTCGGACTGCTTGAGCCTGATAGCCGTTCCACTTTCGGCCTTGTTCAGCTCATCGTCGTCCGTCAGGGCGAAATCCTTGAGTAGCTGCTTGTAAAGCCCATCGATCTCCCTCTGCACGTCTTCCAATTGAGCCTGCCAGGTCAGGTATTGAGCCGCAGGTTCGTCCTTTTCAACTATGATAGCATCTTCGGACTTCCAGATCCATTTTTGGAGCGAATGATCAAAGGTAAACGCGCTGGAAGGAGCCATAGGTTTGGGCCTGGAGAACTTAGCAAGAACTTCGGCCCGTCTGGAATAAGCTAAGTCGAGTGCTTCCAGTTTGGATTTGGCTTCTTTTGAGTAGTCGGACTGTCCATAGTAGCGATCCGTGGTGAGGATGTTGTCCACCCGGACCACCAACAGCTCATCTATGCCAGTGAACTGCTTGCCCTGACCATCTACTTGCAGGCTAGAGAACTGAGGAAAATCCTGCAACTCTTTGGAGTCGCCCAGCTTCCCATCCTTCCGCTCATAGACTACATGCTGGATCGAACCTGCTTGATGGATCGTGAATTTGACATACGCAATTTTCTTTTTCTCAACTTCGACATCGAACTCTTGGAAAAATGCGTATGCTTGGACCTTGCGGACGTTGCCCGGCGAGACCACTAGATAGCAATTCTCGGGACTTTGAGCTACTATGCCATCTTGAGTGACCTCGAAAAGCCCTATCCCTGCTCTTGATGCGTCGGTGAGTACCTCGTAGTCTGGCGTCTCATAAACAATCGGAGCATCGACTTCTGGCGCTTCACCGATCAGGAAATTGAGATACTCTTTGGTGGCCGTCTTGGCCAAGCCGATGAGTATGGCAACCTTTTTGTCGTCCTCGATTTTGTCTTTGAGGTATGCGGAGAACTTCGAGAATACTACTTCATGATCTCCTGAATAGAGCAGCCGGTTGGCTTTGTGATCGGCCAGCCTGGCCGTCTCCTCAGCATCCTCTGGCGGCCATGGCTTGCCAGGAGCTATGAAACTGAGATCAGTGAGCATTGCCGGACTCCACTAGCTTCTTTCCGTCGTCTGCCGCGACTTTGGCCGCGTTCTGCAGGATCTTTCCATGGCAGGCCTGGCAAGAGTATTTGCCCTGCAGGATGTCGTCTCCTGACCCCCGGCCAGCCATAAGCACGGGCTGAAAATGGATTTGAGCGACGGGAATAGGATACTCTTTTGGAGATATCTCCTTGCTACAGAAAATGCAGATTGTCAAAGTCTCACCGCTCGATTCCAGAAATAGCGCGCCATATCGCAACTATCATCATTCTGTTTCAAAGGCTGTTCCTTGGCCGCGCCCTGAGACTTTTCGTCCCACACATAACCAGCATGCTCAGTCACAGTGCGCTTGCACCCGGCGCAAAAGCGAACCAGATGAGTGTACAGGGCAGATCCGAAATCCTGCAGCTCTTTTACTACGTCTGCCTTTTCTGCAGACCGTATTGACAGCTTTGGATAATCGGCTTTGAGCTGTTTAATCAAGCTCAGCCCGCCGCCTCCGGGATCGACTTCCACAGATAGAGGTATTATGGGCCTGCCATTGTAATTCAGCATCTCGCGGCCAAACTCTTGTGAGTAAATGGTGTTGGGTTTATCGTTCGTGAAGTACTCTTTCACCAGGTACCAACACTTTTTTGATAGCGAATAGCCCCAAAGCCCCATGCATGTTGGATGGACCTGGCCATAGTCTATCGAGACCATCCAGGTAACGAGGTCATCCGGGGCCTCGTTGACAACATAATCGTCTTTGGTATCTGTGCTAAAGAAACTGTAAACTCTGCCTTCCGCCGCTACCCATAACCCGAGGATGAACCTGAGATAGTAGACTGTTCCGGGTGGATTCTCTCTCACCAGATCGGCCTTGTATTCGGCTGTCAGCCCGGGATTGTCATCCAGAACAAAATGCCAGAGCTTGAGCCGGAGCTCGTTGACCCGCTCGATATAATCAGTATTCAGCCAGTGGAGAGGTTGGTCCGGGTTTGTAGTTCCACCGAACCACGAGCCGGGCCTTGACAGCCTGGTGAGCAGCATCTTGAAGACGCTCTTCGCCCAGGTGGTGACCTCGTCCCCATAGGCATCTATGAGCGTCGGACCTCGGAACTTCTTCTCCTGGCCAACATCGTTTGCCCCCCGGAGAACCACCTTTCGCCCGAAGATGAAACAATGCCTCCAGCCTGTAGTATGCCGAATGGCCGCGGGCAGCAAGTCCTTCAGTGGCTCGATGCAGTTCAGTTCCAAGGTCTCGCTGGTATTTCCCACCATCATCCTTCTGCCGGGCGGGCCGTTGCAACACCTATCAAGCCACTTGATCAGGCTCATGATAGTCTTGCTCGACCTGATCGAGCCGTACCAGAGATTCAGCCTATTGTTGCTCTCCAGGATGCTCTGAGCCTGCTTGCCCTGAGGGAGGAAGAGATCGCCCTCCTCTATCGAGGGCTCGATGCCCTGAGCAAGCTTCCGGAGGCAAGAGAAGATTTGGCCCTGGTCTTTGTCCTCTTCGGCCTGGCAGAACACAGGATAAAGTTTATGATTATGAGGAATATCGCCCAATCGAATTGCAGAAATGAAATAATCTAACAAATCTTTCGGAGGAATTTCAACTTTACCAGATGGCAATGTAGCTATTGCCGCTGGTTGCTTGCGTCTTGCCTCGATCTTATCAAGCTGCTTGGAGGGGGGTTTCATTCTTTGTTTTGCTCCCTCTCAAGGGCATCAACCCGGGCCTGAATCTTCTTCCATTCTCCAATTTCCATCGAGAACTTCTGACTATTAGTCATCGCATTAGCCAGAGAAGCGTATTGACCAGCATGGGACAGGGGATCATCACACGCAATGATTTTATTCATAAGGCGATTTAGGCCCTGCCGCAGGCCTTCCGGCGTGCTGTGCTTTATATACTGTTTACGCTTCTTAGGGATCGCGTGTTCTTGTTTTCCGGTAGAAGAGGGGGGGGCTGTGGTTTTCATTCATTGGATCAGTCCATTAACATTATTATTTTGAAGGCCGGGGAAGGAGGGAGGGAGAACCCCGGCGTAGGCCTCAATTCAGAGCATGGCCCTCTTATCACAGGCCAGATGTTCACGAATAATCAACCAATTAGTCGGGCTCAACGAAATGGTCACTGATCACGGTTTCATCCAGCCGCCCAGGACCAGGAGGAGCCTGTCAAATTCGGCCTGGCTGCCCTCAATCCTGAGGCCGCTTGGGGTGACCGTGATTGCTGGGAGCCGGTTGGCGGCTCCTTCGGCCCAGAGGTCGAGGTCTATTGTCCGGTCCGGCATACTTCATCCTCTCCTGATCTGAGTACGACATGCCTCTATGCTGGGGAGCATCGAGCTTCCGTCTTGGAAAATTGAAAATTGGCGCTCCACAGTGCGGGCAGTACAGAGC